TCCAGCATCCCCGGCCCCTCGGTGTCGGTGGGTTCGTTGTCTTGTATGTCGTCCAGCTGGTCGAGAAACCTCGAGTAGCTGGCCGCGGCCTCGTGGTCCGGGTGGCACCGGCGGAACGTAGCGAACGCGACACGGAAGCCGGCCGTTATGGGCGTCTTTTCGAGCGACGCGCCGTCCTTCGCCATCATCACTTCCGCCGCGGTGTGGTCCACCGCTTTGGTCCGGCACTTGTGCGGTTCGCCGTCTAGCACGATGACCATTTCGCGCTGGAACGTGGACACGGTTAGATCCCCCTTACCTGGTCGCAAACGTGCTGGGCGTTCCCCTCGAGGGCGCGCATCCAACGGTCCTCCGTGGCGTCGCGCGCCCGCGTGACAAACGGGTTGGGTGCGATGTTGTGCGATGGCACGCCCCAATGGATCGGGACCGCGTACACCAGCGGGGAGGTGATGGTCGCCAGGTTGCGCCCGGTCACCTCGCCCACCACGGACGCCGCCAGGGCGCCGGTGAGCTTCGGCGCTTCCCCGCTGGCGGCACTCGCCACGATGCGCGCGGCTTCCTCGAATCCGTCGCGCATATCGGCCACGTCGCGCGCCGCGCGGTCGCAGCTCGCGGCCAGCTCTGGCGCGCCTTTGACAACTAGGCGCGATTCCACCGGCTAGGCCGCGGCCGCTTCCCCGTAGGCCGCCCCCTCGAGCACCGCCCCGCCGGCCCATGCGATGGTCGGCCGCTCTTGCAGGTTCCACGAAAAATCCGACGTGACGCGCGGCCCCACGTCACCGCCGAACGTGTCGGCCGGAATCTCTACCTGCAGCGTGCCGGTGAGCGTGGGCGCCGTCGTCGTGTCGTCCGGTGTGAAGGTGTACGCCACGATTTCCAGATCGTGCGCCCATAGGTACGCGATGGTGCCGCCGGACAGCTCGTCCAGGTCGAAATCCTGGACCAACGTTCCTTCCAGCTTGTGGCCGTCCAGCTTCCGCGGCGGCGGTTTCGTGTCACCGCAAAGCGTGGTGACGGTGCTCCCGTCGTCCGAGTAGGCCGACGTAACCCGCGCGTTCGTTATCTGGCACGAAAAATCCACCTGCGTGGCGGTCGGCCCTAGTTTCAGGATCCCGTTGTGTAGCCGGCTCTCATTTATCACTTAGTCACCTCCGGGCGCGGTGAACGTCACCGCATAGCTGGGCATGGCCTTACCTTCGAGCACGTAGGCGCCGGGTAGGGCGCTGGTCACCGGATAGACCGACGCGATGGCGTCCACCAGCTGGTCCAGCTGCGCCCAGGTCACGCGGTCCCCGCCGGTGATAGCCGGCGCGATGGCGTGCAGCGTCCACGTGGCGGTGTAGCCGCAGCCGGTATCCCAATCGCGCCGCGGCGGTGGGATCAGCACCGCCGGCGGATTGAGCGCCGTCGCGTCGGTGGTGGCGCGGATGCCGGCGGCTTCCAGCTTCGCCGCGATGGTGAGGGCGTCGTCGGCGCTTCCCACCTAGCCCACCACCATTTCGGACCAGGGCGCGACCAGCGCGGTTATGTCCGCGTCATAGCTGGCGACGCGCGCGGTTCCCATATCCGCGACGCCCACCACGCCGTCCGGGGAATTCCGCCGCGCCATCAGTCGGTTCGTGAGCAGCAGCCCGGCCTGGTGGACGCCGGCGGGCACCTCCGCGAACACGTCGGTGCCGTCGGCGGTCACCGCGAACGCCGGCGGCGCCCGGAGCTCGAGTGCTTCCATCGCGGCCGCCACGGCTTCGGATATCGCCGCGTCGTCGGTGGTGTCCGTGGGCGCTATGCGCGCGTACGCCTTGTATGCGTCCACGTCTAGCCACGTGCCGCTGTAGCTCGCTCGAGCTCCGGGCCGTGCCATCGCTACTTGCCGGCCCCCGCGTTCGCCTTGTGGGCGGTGCCGCTCGAGGTGTCGCCTTCCTCGCCGGCGGCCAGCGGAAGCGCCGTCGAGGTGATGCGCGCGAACTGCGCCGGGTCCACCGCTGCAGCCGCCCACATTCCGATGACGCCGATGTTGTAGCCGGCCACGCCTACGTCCACCACGGACAGCTGCACCGGCGCGCCTGGCGTTTCGTAGAACTCCGCCTGGTCCGCCGGCCCCACCACAAAGGTGTTGGGTGTGATGTACGGATCCACGACGGGCCGCAGGCCCATGACGGACGACAGGTTGCCCACCGCGTCCCCGGTGCCGTAGGCGTTCATCGGCGCCAGGTAGGGGAACAGCGGCCGGCCCGCAGCGTCCACCAGGGATGCGAGCAGCCCGTAGGACGACAGGCCCAGCCACACCGTGTCCGGGAACAGGTTCTCTTCCCCGTTCGTCGCGCACAGCACCGCCGCGTCCGCGATCGCTTTCGCCAGCGTGGCCGCCGTGCCGTCCCACACCACGGCCTGCGCGATGTTCGCCGTGATGCCGTTCATCGCGGCCTTGTCCGAGTTGCGCCCGTAGACCGCGGCCAGGTCCTGGAAGACGATATCTAGGGCCGATGGCGACGAACGGTTGGCCAGCTCCCAGGAAACGTCCACCGCGCCGGCGTAGCTGGAAAGCGGAATCTTCGCCAGGTCCAGCTTGAACTCGCGCGAGGTGACCGGCCCTTTCTCGGTGTGCGGCCCCACGTCGGTGTGCTGGGAGATATGCGGGCGCTGCACCTCCATTCCGACCGGCGGCAGCGTGGGATGGGACATCGCGTCCACGGACGGGCGGTTGCCCACCCACGAACCCAGCACGTCGCCGGTCACCTGCGGCGGCACCAGGCCGGGCGTGCCGGCGGTGGTCACGTCGGCCAGCGCGCGCGTGAAGCGCGCGGACTCGGCCGCGTCGCCGTGGCGCGCTCGCATGTAGCCCAGCACGTACTCACCAGGTGTCCGGTAGGGGAAGCTGGACGGGCCGGCGAGGGGATCGGGCGTCGGGCCGGCTTCGGCGGCGCCGCGGATGCGCGCCACCAGCGCGCCGGCCTGGGCGTCAAGCTCGCCGCGGCTAACTAGCAGCTCGAGGCGCGCCGTCTTCGCTTCCGCTTCGGCGCGCAGCTCGTCCCAGGTGGCCTGTTCCACGTCGGTGAGCGTGTCGCGCTGGTCCGCGACGGCGCCCGCTTCGATGGCGTCCATGCGGCCGTGCAGCTCGTCCACGGATTGCCGCAGCACGTCCACAAGTGTGATTCCGGGCATGGCGTAGTTCCTTTCCAGGTAGGTCCGTCGTCCTGTCCCTGGGTGGCTACGCGTCCCCGGTGGTGGCGTCCGTCGCGCTGCGGCGCCCCGGCCGGCGGCCGGCCCTTCGCGCCCGAACCTAGCCGCCGCCGGCGGTTACGGCCGACGCACCGTCCCCCAGGATCGTCCAGGACGGCCGCAAACCGCCTGGGCGGACCTACCGTCCAGCCGTTTGCGCGCCTTCCACCTCGAGGGCGGCGGCGGCCGCCACCAGGTCGAGGGCGTCGCCCTCGAGGGCGCACCAGGTCACCAGGCGCCCGTCCGCGTCGAGCACGTACCAGCCGGTGACCATCGCCGGCTCCGCGGTCCAGGGCCGGCGGTGGCGCGATAGCGCCACGGTGAGCTGTTCGGCGCGCCGGTCCACGCGCTCGAGGGTACGGGCCGTGCGGTTAGATATCCACCACGGCGCCGGCTTGCAACCGACTGTTCCCTCACCGGGTGGATATGTCGGCCGCCGGATCCGCGCTCGAGGGCGCCGCGCCGGTGCTCGCCGGCGTGGTGCTCGAGGGCGCAGCCGGATAGCACGCCGCGCATACGCGGCTCGCGTCGTGGACCAGGACCGCGTGCCGGCACGTCCGACACCACCAGGTGTCCGTGGCCACGTCCTCGAGGGCGCAGGGTGCCGGCGCCAGCAGCCGGTCCGTCACCGGCGCCTGTCCACGCGGCCCCAGCGGTCCACCGCCACCACCTCGAGCTGGCGCAGCCGGTCGCGCTCGGCGCGCAGGTGGGCAAGCGTGGGGTGCCGGCCCTGGGCGTCGCGTACGCCGGTCACCTGGGCGTCCGCGAACGCGGGGAAGTTGCAAACCGACACCTCCCGTAGCGCCACCTCCGTGCGTTCGATCAGGTCCCGGTCCGATGGCGGTTCGCGCATCGCGGCGCGTGTCTCGCGGTGCTGTATCGGTTCGAAGCCGATGCTTAGGCCAGATATCGCATCGTCCAGCACCAGCGCCAGCACCTCGTCCGCGGCCTGGACGCCTTCGGTGAGATGGAACGCCGCTTCCAGGCCGGCGTCCGTTTCCTCGAGGTGGACGGCGCGCCCGATGCCGCGGTCCCGGCCGCGGTGGTGGTCCAGCAGCGGAACCGGCTTCGAGCGGTCACGGATCGTCTTCGCGAACGCCCCTTTTCGGAACACCTCCGTATAGTCATCCCACCAGTCCGACACCTCGATCTCGGTGTCAAACGGAACGGCCAGCCCTACCAGCGTGCGGCCGTCGCCGGTGTCGTCGTCGTCGGCGCGCAGCTCGAGGGATGACGCGAACGCGTGGGACAGGATCCTGGGCACGGTTACACCTCCGCGGCTAGTAGGCGCGCTAGCGCCGCCTCGTCGTCGTCCTCGAGCTGGCCGCCGGTTACGGGCGCGGTGCTCGAGGGCGCCGGTTCGTCCGCTTCCACCGGTCCCCCGGCGGGCGCGAAGCCGGCAAGCTGGCGCGCTTCGGCCACGGTGATTATCTCGGCGCCGTAGAGCTGGACGGCGGCCGCGGCCCGCGAGCTGGTGTCCGCGCGCAGCAGCGCGGCTGTCGAGAACTCCGCCACGTTGCCGGCCGGTAGGCATTGGGCCGTCAGCTGCTGTTCCAGCGGTGTCAGCAGCCGCATGATCGTGGTGGCGACGAACCGCCCGAACTCCGTTTCCGCGTTTGTGTAGGTGTGGCGCTGGGTTTCGATCCCCAGCAGGAACGGCGGAACGCCCAGGATCATGGCGACCATCGTTGCGTCCCACTGGCGCGCCTGGACCAGCTGCGCCTGGTCCGCGGACGCCGCTAGTGGCGTAAACGTGGTGGACGCGGGCACCACCACCGGCGTGGGCGTGCCGTTCACGGCCGCTAGCCACTTCCCCTTCAGCTCGTCCGCCTGTTCCTGGGTCAGGTTCGGCCGCGTGTCGGTGATGACGCCGGACGGAACGCCCGATTCGGTGAAGTACCGGCCGGCGTAGGCGTCCGACGCGAGGGCGGCGCCGATGGCACCGGACAACGTGGGCAGCACACCGCGCCCCACCAGCTCGCCGGACCGCTTGTCTATCGCCACGTGAAACACGCGCGTGGCGTCCAGGTAGCCGTCCACCCCGGTCAGCTGGTAGATCGGCTGCAGCGTTTCAGGGTCGCGCGCAACCGACACGGTGGTCACGTCCAGCGGGACCAATTGCGTCGGCCAGCCGGTGGAATCCGTCGGACCTATGAGGGCCGCATAGTTCCCGTAGAGCAGCACGTCCGACACGTACTCATCGGTGAAGTCCGCCACCGTGCGGTTAGGCCCTGGCGCTGGGTTTCGGATGACGGCGGCCGGCGGATCCACCAGCGTGTCCCCGCGCTTCTGGCGCAGCGGCAGCTGCATACAGATACCGGAGATAAGCCGCATGGATGCGGTGAGGGCCGGCACCTGGCGCGCCGCCCATTCCGACACGTACGGCGCCCAGCCGTAGGTGCTGGGATAGCCGCCGGCGGTGATGGTGGCCTGTTCGCGCCAGCGCCGGACCAGCTCCGCGAAGCCGGCCACGTCGCCGGTGACGCCGGGGGAACCGGGGATGATGGCCGCGCCGAACAGGTCCCCGTACGGGGACGCGTCGCCACCGGATAGCGCTTCGGCGGCTTTGCGTTGACGCCGCTTCCAGGGCATACGTGGCACGCGGGCGTCCAGCGTAGGGCGGGCAGCCCTTCGCGGCTAGGTCCGCGACGCGGCGCCCCCCTCGAGCGGTTGTCCGGCGCCCCTAGCGGCGCCGCGTCGCGCGCTGGTCCCCCTGCGGATGCCGGTTCCTCGAGGTGGACACGTGCGCCGCTGTAGGGGCTGCGCTCCCGGATCCCCGGCGAGGTGACGGCCAGCGGCCCGCACCGTAGCGCCTGGGCGGTGACACCGCCGGCGCCTACCCTCGAGGGCGCGGGGAATCGGCGCCGGCCGGCTGGGAAGTGTGCTGGCCGTGCGCGCCTGGTCAGGTCGGCGCGGGTCCCCGCACCTCGAGCGCCATCAGCAGCTGGCGACCGATCCACTCGGTGAACGCCGGCGGGATCGCTTCCACCAGCACGGACCAGGGCATCCACTCGACGCCCATAGCGTCGCGCGCGTCGTCCAGGTCGCGGGCCGTATGGCCGCCGCCGGGGATCGTGTCACGCATGTTCCCGTAGATCCCCACCGGCGTGCCCTGCGCCTGGTGGTCGCACGCGGTCCCCATAAGCGCCAGGTTCGACTCGAAGCCGCGATGTCGCCGGACGCGCAGCCCGAACGCCGATCCGCATAGCACCGCCGGGGACTCGAGCGGCGCGCCGGGCACATTCTCAAGCACGTACAGAACCCCGCTCGAGCGCAGCAGGTCGCGCGTCGGTGCGAGCAGGTCGCGTTTCGTAGTCCCCCGGCCCTGGGCGTTGCGGAGGTGCTGGGCGCGTGTGAACGTTTGGCACGGGGGGGACGCATGGATGGCGTCGAAAGCCGCCAGCCGCACCGGCGGCGCGAGGGCGTCGCCCTGGACGAACGCGAACGGGTAGTGGCGCTGGCGCTTCACGTCCACGCCCACCACGTCAAAGCCGGCGCGGTGGTAGCCCATCGCGGCGCCGCCGCCCCCGCAGTAAAGGTCCAGCAGCCGCGGCCGCGTCACCGGCCGAACACCTACGGCTTCGCGTTCGGCCAGGGCCGCGCTAGGCACGCCGCGCACGTGATGACGCCGCCTAGTTGGTCCAGCGGAACGATGGCGCCGCACAACGCGCCCACCGCGCGCCCACCGCGCGCCTTCGCGCGGTGTCGCACCGCCCCCATAGGGCCGTTCAGGTCCGACGCCAGCCGTTCCGCGCACGCCAGCGCCAGCGCGGCGGTGCCGTGCGCCATATGCGGGCACCACCGCGTCCGGTGCCGCCCGGGCCGCTTCGCGCCGGCCTGGAATCCGCCGCCGCGCACCGCCACGTAGTAGGGACGCCAGCCGGTCACGGTGCGCACGCGCCGCCGGTGCCGTAGCGGTTCCCCTCGCACGGCGCGCCGTCGGTGTAGCTCGTCCACTCCGCAACTTCCGCGACCGTCAACCGCTGCCACACGTCGAGCGGCGTAACGATCCTGCGCGCGTCCGGGTCCGCCTTCAGCGCGCTTTCGAGATAGGCCCCACCGTGCGCGGCGCACGTCACCACGCCGCCGTTGGATGCGTACAGTCGCCGGCTCTTAATGATCATGGCCCGGCGCTTCCCCGAACTCGCACAACACGCACGTTGGGTCCACGTCCGCCGCCGCGTCGGCGGCTTGCACGTTCAGCACCGCTTCCAGCCGCGCGTGCTTGTTGGGGGATCCGCACCAGGCGGTGCTGCAAACGATCCCGTGCGGATGGGTGTGAGGGCTGTTCGTGGTGCCGTAGCGGCCGGTGGTGTGCGTCATTACGTACCATCATAGCGCCCTGTAATTATGGGCACACCCAACGCACGCCCAACTCGCGCCCCCATAGTCCGCTTTGGTCCTCGAGCTTAAAACGCGGTCCAGCTCGCCACCTCGCCTACGGCTGGGTGCTCGAGCGCCCAGGTGGCCGCCGTGCGCCATCTGGCGACTCCTCCTCGAGCACAGGCCTGTGTGGACGACCGCCGCCGCTGCGCGCCAAGTAACCCTGAGCATGGACCCACTTCGTGCCGGAC